GACCGGGCGGCCGCGCAGGTGCTGCCCCTGCCGCCAGGACCAGACCGCCCCACCGGCTCGGTGTGGGGCGGGAACCCGTCATCACCCTGGGCCAGCACTCCCGCCCGGGGGACCGCCCATGTTCCCGCGCCCCCGACCACCTGGCCCCCCCACAACTACGGTTACTGGTACCCCGTCAACCATCCTGATCTGGGTGGTGACCAGACCCGCCCGGGTGAGCTCCCCTATCAGGGCGGCGACGAACGCGGGTGACTTCCTGATCGTTGTCGCCGCTTCGTCTGGGGTTTGCCCGTCGAGGAGTGCGTTGAGGAGTGCTTGAGCTTCGGGTCTCCGCAGCAGCGGATCATCGTCGGATCGCATGCAACCATTATCAACAACCCGGGGCGGGAGGGGATCCGTTGACCGCATCCCTGCGCCCGCCGGGGGCCATGGCCGATGGTGACCTGGTCGCGCAGGCACGCGAGCTCAACCGTCTCGATGACCAGGCGGCCATGTCCGACCCTGCGTCGCTCATGCGCCGGGTCATGCCCGGGTACCTCCATCGCCCGCACCTGAGGGTTATCGCCGCCGCTGTGGCGCGGATCGTCGACCCCGACCCGGACCGGCGGGTCGATCGGGTTCTGATTCGGGTGCCGCCCCAGACCGGTAAGACCGTGACCGCTGTGGTCGGCGCGGCGCTGTGGTGGCTGGCCAACCACCCGGGTGACCGGGTCATCATCGGGTCGTACAACGATCGGTTGGCCCAGGACCGGGGGAGGGACATCAAAACCCTCGTCGAGGCGCACGGCGACCGGTGGGGGTTGCGGCTCGCCCGGGGCGCGACCGGGGTCGCGGACTGGAGGCTGACCACCCGCGGCGGTGTGAAGTCCGTTGGTGTGGGCGGTGGGATCGTCGGGTCGCCCGGCGACTTCGCGATCATCGACGACCCGCACAAAAGCCGGGAGGAGGCCGACAGCCTCCGCATGCGCGACCGGGTGTACCGGTGGATGAGCGGCGACATCACCACCCGCCTGTCCCCGGGGGCGCCGCTCATCCTCGTCAACACCCCCTGGCACCCCGACGACCTCTCGTCTCGCCTGGTCGCCGACCAGGGGCGGGTCGAGGCGGGCGGCCGGTGGCTCGTCATCGACCTCCCCGCCCTGTGCACCCACCCCGACCGTGACCCGCTCGGCCGCGCCTACGGCGACCCGCTACCGCACCCGAAGATCCCCGTGCGCGACAAGGCCGCCGCGTTGCGTCACTGGGAGGACAAGCGGGCGTCGACGACCACGCAGGATTGGACGTCGCAGTACCAGCTGGATCCGAAGCCCGCCGAGGGTGCCCTGCTGAGCATGGAGGTGCTGCGGTCTAGGCGGTGCTGGGCCGAGGGGGGCGAGTCGTTTCCCTGCGACACCAAGCCGGTGCGGGCTGCGGTGGCTGTGGACCCGTCCGGGGGTGGGCGGGACACCGCCGGGATCATCGCCGGGTACCGGGGCTCCGACGGGCGCTTGTACTACACCCATGACTGGTCTGGGGTCATGGCGTCTGATCAGTGGGCGGAGCGGGCCTGTCAGTTGGCGGTGGAGACCGACGCGGACCGGATCATCGTGGAGACCAACTTCGGTGGGGACATGGCCACCCTGGCGATCCGGTCAGCGTGGGACAAGCTCCGCCGGGATGAGCTCGACGAGCGTGGGGGCGATCCCAACGATCCCGGGTATCGGCGGGACGCCCGGTACACCCGGCTGTGCCCGCATGTGGTGGCTGTCCGAGCGAAGAAGAACAAGCTGCTGCGCGCGGACCCGATCGGGCAGCAGTGGAAGTTGGATCGGATTCGCACCGCCGCGTACCTCCCCGAGCTGGAATCGGAGTGGGGATCTTGGCAGCCAGATCATTCCGACAGCCCGGGGCGCATCGACGCGTCTGTGTACTTGGCCTACGCGCTGCTGACCGCGCCGAAGGCGTCCGATGGTCAGGCCGCGGCGTCCCCGTCGGGGTCGATGCCGGTGACGTCGACGAGTGTTCTCGACCGGGGGTCACCGCCGGGTGGTGGTGGGTTCTCGTCCGGGTCGTTTGGTCCGCTCGGCTGAACGGTTGGTGTCGGCGACCCACGCGGCGCCATATCACAATGTACGGACATTCGCACTGACTAACCGCCTATGATCACCTCATGCCACCGGTCATGATCCTCATCTTCTACGCGCTGGCAGCCACGAGGCTCACCGGTCTGATCACCACAGACGAGATCACCCGCCCAATCCGGGAGAAACTCGTGAACCGATTCGACTCCGACCGCCGCGCACACCGCTGGGTCGCGTACCTCATCGGAGGAGCCGACGACCAGGCGGACGGCTGCCCCTGGTGCGCGTCGATCTGGGTGGGCGCCATCACCGCCCCGATCATCTACCTCTGGTACGACCTGCCCGCCGTGGTGATCGTCCTCCTCGCCCTCGCCGTGTCCCAGACCACCGGCATGATCCACAACATTGGGCGGGGGTAGCGCATGAGGGTCCCAGGCCGCCGACCACGCACACCCATCGAGCCCCCCACACCAGACGAGACGACCCCACCAGACCCGGGCCCCGACCTCCTCGACCCGCCACCACCGGTCACGTGGGACGAACCGGCGGGGATGCGGTCGTCCCTCACCGCCGCCGTATCCGCGGTCAGCCTCGACGGCGCCGCGTGGAAAACCTACCGATTCGGCGACCGCGCGTGGCAAGCCGACGCGTGGCGGCTCTACGACATCACCGGACCCCTCCGATTCGTCGCGAACTGGATCGGGTCCAACATCGCGAACTGCCGTTTGTACGTCGCGGAGGTCGGCCCGGACGGCGACGCCCGGACCGAGGTCCTCGACGACGACGACATCGCGTCCCTCGCCGCCGGGCCGCTCGGCACCGGCCCGGCGAAAGCCGAAGCCCTCCGGCTGCTGGGCATCGACCTTTTCATACCCGGAGAGGCGTACATCGTCGCCGAGGCCGGCGGCGGCACGGACGGAGAGGACCTGTGGTGGGTCGTCACCGGCGGGGAGATCCGACGCACCGGCGACCGCATCGAGGTCCAACGGGCATCGAACCTCGGCGGGGGAACCCTCCAGTACCGCGACGGCGTTGACCTCCTCATCCGCTGCTGGACCCCGCACCCGAGGAAGACCACCGAGCCGGACTCCCCGACCCGGTCGGCCATCCCGGACCTCCGGGAGATCGAGGCGCTCCGCAAACGGGAGTTCGCCGAGCTCGACAGCCGCCTCGCGGGTGCGGGGCTCCTCGCCATCCCCGACGGCCTGGACCTTCCCCGGGGCCCGGACGACCCGCCCGGGGTGTCCGGGTTCCAGGTGATGCTGCAGCGGGCCATGGCCGCTTCCTTGCGGGACCGGTCGGACGCCTCGGCCATGGTTCCGATCATCATCTCCGGGCAGGGGGAACTCCTCAAGGAGATCCGCCACATCACCATGTGGTCGGAGTTGTCCGATCAGATTCTCGCGCTCCGCAAAGACGCGGTGGAGAGCCTCGCGCGGAGCCTCGACATCCCCCCGGAAGTCCTCCTCGGTGTCGGGTCCACCAATCACTGGAACGCCTGGTCGATCTCCGAAGACGCGATCAATACCCAGATCAAGCCCCTGTTGATGCGGATCGCGTCGGCGCTCACCCTCGGGTACCTTTCCCCCGCGCTGGAGGCTCTCGGCCTCGACCCGCACGGGTACGCGTACGCGTTCGACGTGTCATCGCTCACCGTGCCCGCCAACCGGGCGGCCGACGCGCTCACCGCCCATGACCGGATGCTGTTGTCCGACGACTCGACCCGGGCGGCCGGCGCGTGGGGACCAGACGACGCCCCCACCGACCGGGAACGGGAGAGGCGCCTCGCGGAGAAGGTTCTCCTCGCGTCGCCGCAAACCGCCCTGTCCGATCCGGGTATCCGCGCCCTGGTCGGGTTGCCGCCCCTCACCACCACCACCGCGACCCCCACGGGGGGCGACACCGGGAGTCCCGCCGAGCTGCCGCCAGCACCCGTGCCGCAGGAGAACGGTCCGCCGGACACTAGGCCGGGTGCGTCGCTCGCCCTGATCGCCGTGGCCCGCCTGGCCACCCGCCGCGCGTTGGCCCTCGCCGGGGGACGCCTGGTACCCCACCGGAACCGGGACAAAATCCCCCGCTGGCAGCTTCCCCACCGATATGGGCCGGTCGGCTCCGATCTGGTTCCCGGGCTCCTCGCCGGGGCGTTCGGGGATCTCGACGACGGGGTCCTCACCGGCCTCCACATCGACGGGGTCGCGTTCGCCGAGCTGCTGACGGAGTTCGCGTCGACCCTCCTCACTCGGGGCATGGCCCACGACGACGCGCTCCTCGCCGACCTCCTCTCCTCCCCGGACGTTCTCCGCCGTATCAGCCGGGAGCCGGTGGCGTCGTGACCGAACTGTGGGAGGCCCTCGACCCCGGAGTCGTCGCCATGA